GTTGAAGGTGAGCTTTTCCGCCAGCTACGTCCCTGGTTTGTCAAACTTTTTTCACACCCCGACAACCAGGCTAGAGATTTAAGTCCTCCTTAAGCAGCCGATTTATTCATCAAGGAGGCGACGAACTTCGTACAAACCACATTTGTACATTTACCTGGGGTTAATCCCAGTGGAGATCAGCATTGGCCCACCGAGATTAAGAAGAAGTTCGCCAAATTCATCAAGACCGGGAATACAACCCCGAGTGACTACTTGTTCTTCACCCTATATGGTGCTACTTTCTCTGGTGACCCGTACACCACCTTAGGGAACACTTTGAGGAACATAGTCTATTAAAAATACTATCTGCGGGATCTCAGGTTCCCATACACACTTGCGTGTGCCGGTGACGACGCTTGCACCTTGACTCGTAACGCCCACGAAGCATAGCAAGTTGCCGCAGCTATTATGGCTCATACAAGCAGAGTCAACGGCTCGGCCTCAGCGCTCGGACAGATAGTTAAAATGGTGGACATCTCTGACATAGAGGGTGCGCAATTCTGTTCCAAGAAGTTCTACTTGACCCCAAATGGTCTTACTGCGGTAAGAGACCTCAAGAAAGTGCTATTGTAAAAGTAATTCTACACCAGGCGCAATAAGCACATCTTGTTGGACCCTGCTCTACATCGTTTGGCGATATATTAGGGTCTCAAGTCTGAACAAGTCAGCAAACTTCTTGAAGAGATCGTCTACTATTCGTGGAACGGTACCTATCCGGAGGGATCATTTGACGTCGTTTAACGATATCTAGATTCACTCTACGGACCTGACCCCAACAATTACTAAGTGGAGACATAGGTCAATTTTGACCTCGGGTTATCAGTCTACGACCTGCTATTAGTCGTTACACAGAACCGCCTCATCTGCGGTAGATAGCCCGACACGCACTCCCACTTATATTAATTTTGCTAACAACATTCCAGTTGAATGGAAAAGTTTAGAAGCGACGCTCACGTCATGAACGTGAAGCAAATCGAGGAAGCATGGGACCTCTGCAATGCCGCTAAAACCATGCCCGGTAAGATTGACGCCCCTTTTATTAATGGTATGAACCTGGTGTCCAATCAAACTGGTATCGTGTCTACTTAGTAGACTTTTACAAAGACTGGCAACGATGCTGGTATCGCCGAGCCTTTTGGTACACGCGACTATCTAGTCATCCTCTTTTGTCCAGTCCTTTCTTACTGTAAAGGGCCCGCTAGCTTCGGTAACGCAAGACTGTCAGGACTTTATATGATCTAGTGCGACAGTCCGTTTGCCGCAGTAGGCAACTCTTCATACTTCTACGATCCTTAGTATGGAGTCCCGTTGTCTGCTTTATATGGATCTGACGGATCCGCTATAGGTGCTCAACTTTTCACATGGACGTCTGAAATTCAGTTCTCGCTTATGTGCCCTGACATTACGAAGTCAGGCACCATCCATTTCGGCTCCATGCCTGTAGGTACCCTGGCATAGGGTGTGATCACGGCGCGCCAGCTTATGTCGTGTGCTTCAGCCCAGCAAGATATCAAGAATAGCACGACATTTTCGTTGTAGAGTTCAATCGTTGATCACAATGTCGCTTCGAAGAGCTAACCTAGTGCGACGAACCTGCAATATGAGTTTGGCAACGAAAGCATTGCTTACGTTGTCATCGAGAAAGCATTTTTGAATGTTACTGCATCCGCCAATCTCGTCTACTCAATCGCGATGCAAGTACGTTCAAATTATGCTATGTACCCAAAGACAACTGACGCCTTTGTGCGTTCGTTGCACCTCAAGACCCAGATCACGACGTCGCTCATTGCACTTCTGACACGTCATGATGGTGGTGAGACCATCCCACACAGAGAAGTGGCTGAGGTCTTGAGAGCTGGTGGTTAGGATTACATGTCCTTCCACAGCATGGTTAGAGGAGGCGCTATTAAGGGCAGGTCCACAGAAGAGGACACCCTTACATACGAACAAGTTTTTGGCTCCAACATATGTGGTAAGCCCAAGGGCAAGATTAAGTCGAAGGTCTAAGTCAAAACAGGCAAGCAAACCATCCAAGTTAACGAGAGGGTCAAGAACCCCAAGCCTAAAGTCAGGATTCTCACTGCGGAGACTTAGAGACTTCAAGCCCAAAACTAACGAGGTGCGATGCGTCGGAAACGACCATCAACTGCACCTCCCGCCTCCAATCAAAACGGTCCAGTTCGCTAGAACAAGAAAAAAGCGAATTCCCTTCTATAGAGGATCGGAAAGACAATCAAGTCAGGTGTCAACACTATTATGCCACTTGCTTAGGCCATAGCAGGCCTCGTGATGGTGGAACCACCTGAACCGATGATTTGCGTTTCCGACGAACGTGACCGTGTCTCCGACTTGATCATCGCAATCGAGAGAACAAACCTTAAAATCGATGATATAATCCCTCCTGACGCCTTGGAGAGATTGAAAGAGCTTCGACATCGGCTAGAACAGGAAAAGGACCAATTCGTCCCAGCCGACTTTGCCTGCGACGACAAACCTGGCATAGAAGCATTAAAGGCGAACTAACCTAGTAC